AGCAAGAGTTAGCTTTTGAATTCTTGGCAAAGATTAAAGATTTCCTTAATCAATTACCTAGATGGGTATGGGGTCATGAATATTATGGTAACCCTAAAAACGAAGGTAAATCAATTTTCCTTACTGACTCTAAGAAAGAGATTAAATTACCTAACGGTAGTCGTGTAAAAGCGGTAGCAACGTCTAAAGATGCCTTGAGGGGTTTTACACCTACATTCTTAATCATGGATGAGGCTGCATATATTGATAATGGTGCCGAGGTATTCGGTGCTGCACTTACTGCATTGGGTACTGGGGGTAGAGCTACGCTTATTTCTACACCTAATGGTATGGATGCTTTGTATTACAAAACTTACGACCAAGCAAGAAACAAAAAGAACAATTTCAACATTGTTGAAATGAAGTGGTATGAAGATTTGCGTTACAACAAAGATTTAAGTTGGTTAAAAGGTGATGAAGTATCAAAAGAATATGAATTTACTTTTACATCTTACACTAGAATGACTGAAGATGGGTGGAAACCTACATCTTCATGGTACGAAGAAATGTGTAGAGGTATGAATAATGATGCCAAAATGATTGCACAAGAGCTTGATGTATCATTTATTGGTTCTGGGGGTAACGTAATAAACGAAGAATACATCGATTTCCATGAGAAAACAAATGTTAAACCACCAAAATACACTGCTGGTTTAGAACAAGAGATATGGGTTTGGGAAGAACCACAAGAAGGACACCAATATATATTGGGTGTCGATGTATCCAGAGGTGATGGTGAAGATGCTTCAACGTTGGTTGTTGTTGATTTTACTACAATGGAACAAGTAATGGAATATCAAGGTAAAATACAACCAGATTTATTGGCTCAAGTTGTTGAAGAGTATGGTAATCTATATAAAGCATATACAGTTGTCGATGTTACTGGTGGTATGGGTGTATCTACGGTACTTAAATTATTAGAATTCGAATATAAAAGATTACATTATGATTCAACTAACGGAAAAATACTTTCAGCTAGACAAAAAGAATTAACATCATACGATAGAAGTAACAGTAATAAAATACCTGGTTTTCATGCAACGAATGTACGTTTACCAATGATTTCTAATTTAGAATATATGATTAGAACAAATGGTGTTAAAATTCGTTCTAGTAGAATGATTTCAGAAATGAAAACATTTATTTATAAAAATGGTAGACCAGACCACATGGAAGGTTATCATGATGATTTACTTATGTCATTGGGTATGGCTTTGTGGGTTTTGGAACATTCATTTAAAAATCTTGAAAGACTTGAGAAACAAACAAAGGCAATATTGTCTAGTTGGTCAACTTCAGCAAATGTATCATCAACAACTACAACAATTAATCCAGAAACAAAACAATTTGAAAAGAAAATAAATCCAAACCATAGTGCATATAAAAATGTACAAGACCCTAGAGGTGAGTATGCATGGTTATTTGGAAGAATAAAATAATAACTAAAACAATGGCAATAGGTAAAAAAGTATTCACACAAAAAAGTGTTGGTGGGCTAATATATAAATGGTCACCAAATCCTAATGATTTATCAAAAAAACCATCAGAACAAAGACCATTTTATTGTGATGCAGCAGCTGGGTCACAAGGTCAAGATTGGGTGACGACATATGTGTATAATTTAGAAGTAGTTAATTCCCAACAAGCACATTTTGCTTATGTAGAGTGTGATTATATTGAATAACTATTTAATTTACCAATAAATTCATTATATTTTAATAAAAAAAATCATGGCAGAAAAAAATTTAACTATATTTCAAAAATTAGGGCAAGTAATTAGTCCAGACGGTATAAAACCAAAACAACAACCATCAACTCAACGATACAATATTGGTAATGGTGAATTGTTGAAAACAGATAATAAAGCTGAATTTGAAGCGGCTAAATTACAAGCACAACAAAACAAGTATTTAGGTTCTGTTTGGAAAAAGGTTGAAAGTGGATTATTCCAACAATCAATTAATTATGAAACAACTCGTATTGGTTCTTATGCCGATTTTGAGGCTATGGAGTTCTATCCAACAATTGCAGCTGCTTTAGATGTAATGATGGAGGAATCAACAACTCTAAATGACCAAGGTAAAATGATGAATATCTATTCTGATAGTAAACGTGTTAAAACAATATTAGAAGATTTATTTTTCAATAGATTAGATTTCCATACTTCTGGACCAATGTGGACTAGAAATACATGTAAATACGGTGATAACTTTGTTTATTTAAACATTGATGCTGATAATGGTATCGTTGGTGCAAAACAAATGCCTAACTACGAAATGGAAAGAAGAGAGTCTGGTTTATTTGACATGATTAGTGGTAGAGAATTACCAGATAACGAAGTTTCCTCTGGTGATAAAGTTAAATTCTTTTGGAGAGGTCGTGATGTCGAGTTCAATTCATGGCAAATTGCTCACTTTAGATTGTTGGGTGATGATAGACGTTTACCTTACGGTACATCTGTATTAGAGAAAGCTAGACGTATCTGGAAACAGTTATTGCTATCAGAGGATAGTATGCTTGTTTATCGTGTAACTAGAGCACCAGAAAGACGTGTTTATAAAATCTATGTCGGTAATATTGATGACGCTGATGTTGAACCATACGTAAACGCTATCGCTGATAGATTTAAACGTATGCCTATCGTTGACCCACAAACTGGTCAAATCGATTTACGTTACAATCAATTAGCAAATGACCAAGATTTCTTTATTCCAGTAAGGGATGAGAATGCACCTAACCCAATCGATACATTACCAGGTGCATCCAACCTAGACCAAATTGCTGATATTGAATACCTAAGAAGTAATTTATTTACAGCATTGCGTGTTCCAAAACCATTCTTAGGTTTTGATGAAGCGACTGGTGACGGTAAAAACTTAGCAATTCAAGATATTCGTTTTTCTAGAACGATAAATAGAATACAACAATCAATTCTACAAGAATTAAATAAGATAGCTATTATCCATTTATACCTTTTAGGTTTTGAGGATGATTTAGATAATTTTACACTTACACTTAACAACCCATCAACACAAGCTGAAATGCTTAAAGTTGAGCATTTACAACTTAAAGTTTCACTTCTTAAAGATGCTGTATCTGATATTGGAAATGGATTTGGTGTTATGTCATGGACTCGTGCTCATAGAGAAATTATGGGATGGTCTGATGATGAAATCAAACAAGATTTACTTGAACAACGTATGGAGAAAGCTGCTTCTGCTGAATTGGCTAATACTTCAGCTGTAATTAAACATACTGGTATGTTTGATAATGTTGATAGAATCTACGGTGATTTCCAAGCTGCTTTAGCTGGCGGTGGTGCTGGTGGTGAAGGAGCTGATGGAGCTGAAGGCGGTGGCGGTGCTATCGGTGGCGGAGGAGGCGGTGGCTTCGGAGGCGGAGGAATGGGTGGTGAAGACCTAGATTTCGGTGACGAAGGTGGTGCTGAAGGTGAAGCTGCTGCTGGGGAAGAAGCAGCCGCAGACACAGAAGCTGGTGGTGAAGTTGGTGCATTGGAAGCAGCAACAGCAGCTGAACCAGCTGCTGAACCAGTTGCTGAATCATTGAAAAAAATTGAAAATTTATTGACGGAACGAAAAGAAGTATTGACTGGTAAATTGAATCAAAGAACCAATAAATATCAAAATAGATTTGTTGATGCATTGGTTGAAACCATTAAACCAGACCAAACTAGTAAAGTTGAGAAGGTTAAAATTTATGACAAAAATTTAAAGATAAACAAAGACATTGATAGTATGATTGGTGATATTGATAAAATGTTAGAAGAATAATGATTTTATGTCTAAAATAAGATATTTATAATTAAAAAAACAAAGTATGAAAAACTTCGGTAAAATAAAAAACATATTTAACGAATTGGTTTCTGAGGGTATAGCAACAAAAGATGTAAAATCAATTGATTTATTCAAGAAATATGTTAAAACTGTTAAAGAAAATGAAATATTAAAAACTCAATTTTTAGTAATTTCTAATATAGAAAACAAAGTAGAATCAAACAGAGAAAAAGCAACTGAATTTGTAAAAGAAAACATTGCGTTGTTCTCTTATTTTGATAAGAAAAGAATGATTGAACTTAATAATTATTTAGCTGAATTTATTACATTATGTGATAAAGGTAGTTTACTTAAAGAAGACTTAGAATATAATCATAAATCATTGCATGAAAATATTGCAACTCTTATCTTCACAAAAAGAACACCAAAAACTATTGACACTATTGTAGAAGCTACTAGCAATGTTGTTGAATATATCTTGGCTAATAAACCTAAAGAAATTGTTGAATCATCTGGTTTACCAAATAGTATTATATCAACAATTATGGTTGAAAAGTATAATGAAAGATATTCTGATTTAGATGAATCTGAAAAAGAAATATTAAAAGCTCTTATTAATTCAGACGATACTAAGAAAAAAGAAGTTTATTCAAAAACAATTAGAGAATGTATTGATTTAATTGATGAGAAGTTGAAAGAATCTAGTTTAGACGCAAAAGACAAATTATTACAAGTAAAAGATAAATTGTTAAATGATAAACTTGAGGTTAATGAAGATTATACTAAAAATATTTCTAAATTAGTTGAACTTAGAAGTAGTCTTAAACAAAACTAAAATACTATGAAAAATGTTCCAAGTGAAAATATCTTAAAGTTAAGAGAATTGACTAATAAGTTATGTAGTGTTGAACACGCTGATGATGTTCAATATAAAGATGTTTTAAAAAAATTAAAAAACGTGATTGATGATGGTAAAAAAACGGTTGATACGGCTAACTCTGAACAAACGAAAATAAAATGCTATGAATCAATGTGTGTAACTATTATGACAATATTAGAAAAAATTAAATTTATTTAAAATGGCAGAAGAAACTTGGAATGATTATAGTAAATTAGTATTAAAAGAATTGGAACGTCTTAACGAAAATTACGATAGGATGAGAACTGATATGGATACTAGATTTGGTGAGTTAAATCAAAAACTAACCGAAGTTAAAAACATTGAGAAAACAGTTAGTCTAAATAGTGCATGGATTGAGAAGGTTGGTGAAATATGGTCTCCAACTCAAATGAAAGAGGCTAAAGATGAAATATATAAACAAAAAAATAGATGGGTTGCAGCTATCGCTATAATTTCATTTGTACAAGTAGCTGTAGGTATCGCTATCGCTATTTGGGGTAAATTTTAAGGTACTTGACTTATTCCTGGTTTTTACTTATATTTGAATAAAATATATACCAGGTATGAAAACGGGAAAAGAAATTAAAACCACAAAATTTAAAAACTACAATGTAGTTTTCGGGAGTGTCAACAATAAGAACCCCAAAGCAATTTATATAAACATTTCTTCATGGGCTGAACCATTAGAAGAACAAAATGTAAACTATAATCAAGTTATACGAAACTTGAATAAAAGAATCAAACAAACATTGTTTAACATTTTTGATAATGAGGAGAATGGATTTTTTGATGGGAATAGAACCATTGTCGATTTAGACATCAGAGAATCTGGTATTAGATATGGTAAACGTAGTTTTATGAGTTGTGAAATAACTTTATTCCTACATAATGAAATATCAGTAACATCTGATTATATGAAAGACAAATTAGAATCAGTAACAGATAACTTATTAAAGACAAATTTCGAAAACAATAAAACATTCAATTTTAATAAGAAAAAAATATAATAAGAGCCCCATTGGGGCTTTTTTTATTTAATGTACATATTTATATCTATATAAGCAAACTTATTATGGATATAAATTATAAAGACTTTAAAATATTAAAACGTGGTGAAAGCGGTTGGGGTGGTCTTATTGAACACGATGCTGGTTTTATTAGTCCAGACGAACCTAGAAATCAACCTTTCATAAACGAAATCAAAAAAATAGATGTCGGTAGCAGAATGTCTATCGTAGAACCTCTTATTGTATACGTAGTATTGCAAAAGTATGGTATCCTTAATCGTAACGGTAGAATATACCCAGAATCAATTCTTAAATCACAAGACAAACTATATCAAGAAGCAATACGTGAACGTAGAGCTGTGGGTGAATTAGACCACCCAGAGTCATCAATTATTGCTGGTGATAGAATATCACATAACATTGTTGAAACGTGGTGGGAAGGCCATACTCTTATGGGTAAGATGGAAATCCTAATGACACCTGGTTTTATTAACTATGGTATTGTATCAACAAAAGGTGATGAAGTTGCTAACTTATTAAGAAATAGAATAAAGATTGGTGTTTCTTCACGTGGTGTTGGTTCTCTTAAAGAAGGTAAAAACGGTGAACAGATTGTACAAGACGATTTTGAGATTATTTGTTGGGATGTTGTTACTGCTCCTTCTACACCAGATGCATGGATTGGTAGAAGTAGAGAAGAAATGACTCCATACGTTGAAAATGCTGAAAAGAAGAAACCAATAATAAAAGAAAATCTATTAAATGATTTAGATAATTTTTTAATTGATTAACGAAAAAGATATTTTTTTTAAATAAAAAATGTTTTTTGGTAAAATTACACATATTTATTAACAAATGAGATAATATCTCGTGCTTATCTAATAAAAGAATAAAATAAATAAAAGATAAAATGGCAGAAAAAAAATCAATACTTGCAGAAGCACTTTTGGACATTACAAATATCCAAAATGCTTTAAATGCTAACACAAAAGAAATACTTCGTAGCGTAGCTAAAGAAGAAATTGATAGTGTTGTGAAAGAGTCACTAGAAGAAATGACTTATGAAGAAGAAGAAGTCGGAGATTTAGCTGATGAAGCTGGAACTGACGAATTTGATGAAGAAGGTGATATAGAAGACGTAGATTCAGACATGGGAGGTTCAATTGAATTACCATCTATGGGTACAACTGGAATGGACGATGAGGAATCATCTGAAGAACTTGATATGACTGGAGCAAGCGATGAAGATGTAATCGCAATTTACAAAAAAATGAGCGGTGAAGACGAAATCGAAATTGTTGGTGATGAACTTCGCTTAAACATTACAGAACCAGGTGAATATGTTGTAAAACTAAATTCATTACAAGGTGGTGATGACATAGATATGGATGTAGACATGGATGATGAAGATTTAGATGATGAACCTATTGAAATGGGTGATGATTCTGAAGAAGATGATTCTGTTGAATACGACATTGAAATGGGAGATGATGAAGAAGAATCTGAAGAAGAAGAAGAAGAATCTGAATTCGGTGACGAAGAAGAAGAATCTGAAGAAGAAGAATCTGAATTCGGTGACGAAGAAGAAGAATCTGAAGAAGAATCTGAAGAAGAAGAAATTGAAGAAAACATTGGTAACGTAAACGGACGTGCTGGTAAACAAGGTCAAAGAAGACATGGTTCATCACACTTAGGTTTCGGTAAGAAAAGTGTTGACGGAGAAAAACTTGATGAGTCTATCAAAGCTAGACAAATTGTTTCTGAAACAGCTAAAAAATATAACAGCTTATTAACTGAAGCTAAAAAATTGAAGGGTGAGAATGAAGAATTCAGAAGTGCTCTTAAAGAATTTAGAACAAAGTTAGTTGAAACAGTTGTTTTCAATTCAAACTTGACTTACGTAACAAGATTGTTTATGGAACACTCTACAACAAAAGCTGAAAAACAAAGCATTATTAAAAGATTTGACGAGGTTGCTAACCTTAAAGAATCTAAAAAACTTTACAGAAGTATTGCAACTGAACTAGAAGTTAGAAAACCAATTGCAGAATCTGTAAACAACAAAATAATTAAGGAAGCAGCTACTAGTACTTCAAAACAATTAAATGAAAGTACTGCGTATGTTGACCCTTCAACAAAAAGAATCATGGATTTGATTAACAGAGTTGAAAAAAGATAATAAAAAATAACCCTAAAAAAAAAAATAAAAATTATGTCACATTTATTAACATCTGGACAAGTAGGTAACATCGGTTTAAACCACATGAAAGCTATTCGTTTGGAAACACAAACAAAATGGGATTCATTAGGATTCCTAGACGGTCTTAGAGGACACGTAAAAGAAAACATCGCTCAATTATATGAAAACCAAGCGTCTTCATTATTAACTGAAGCTACAACTGCAACTAACTCTGGTTCTTTCGAAACTGTAGTTTTCCCAATTGTACGTAGAGTTTTCTCTAAATTATTAGCTAACGATATCGTATCTGTACAAGCTATGAACATGCCAATTGGTAAATTGTTCTTCTTCGTTCCACAAACTTCTGAGCGTGTAGACGCTGCTGGACAAGGTGGTTCTGCTTACGGTACTAATGGTGCATGGACTCCACAATACTCTGCTCACACTGGTTTAGGTGGTCTTAACAACGGTGTTCCAGTTGGAGCTGCTTTACCATCATGTATTAATGCTGGTAGTTGTGCTGTAACTCCATTCGAAGGAAAAAATCTTTATGATGCTTTCTACAATGACGGTTTATTCGATAACTCTAAAGGTACTCTTACTATCCAAGTTGGTGGTAACACTGTTTATACTTTAGGTGAAGATGGTTCTTATACTGCTGCTTCTGCTGGTATGTCTCCAGGTGCAACTGCAACTGATGGTTCATTAAGAGGTATTATCTTAGGAATCACTGGTTTCTCTAAAAACGTTACAAACAACGGTAGAGAAGTAATGACTGGTGCTAACGGTAATAACATGGATACTGAATCTTTCTTAGCTTCGTTACACGTATTATCTTCTAACGCTATCTTAGATAGAGATGGTAACCAAATTATCGCTGCTGGTAAAGAAGTTCCTTTCAGATTAGTAACTCAACAATATGGTAAAGGAATCGTTTCTGGTTCTAATTCATTAACTGATGGTACTGGTACTTGTTACGTAGAATTAGATTTACGTCACCCAGTTGGAACAACTGCTGGTGGTACGAACTTTACTCCTGGTACTGCTACTTATGATGGATATGTTGGTGCATCTGCTACAACTTATGTATCTGCTTTCACTTTTACTTCTGCATGGGCTGAATACGCTTCATTAGAGTTAGAAACTGAAATGGGAGAAGTATCTTTCAGATTAGACGAAGTTGTTGTATCTGTAGAAGAAAGAAAATTAAGAGCTACATGGTCTCCAGAGTTAGCACAAGATGTTAGTGCATTCCACAACATTGATGCTGAAGCTGAATTAACAGCTATGTTATCTGAACAAGTTGCTGCTGAGATTGACCGTGAAATCCTTAGAGATATCCGTAAAGCTGCTGCATGGCAATTACGTTGGGATTACAATGGATGGAGAAAAGCTGCTACATCTGCTAACCCATACACTCAAAAAGAATGGAATCAAACTTTAATTACTAAATTAAACCAAGTTTCTGCTCAAATCCATAAATCAACACTTCGTGGTGGTGCAAACTTCATCGTGGTTTCTTCTGAAATCTCTGCAATCTTTGACGATTTAGAATACTTCCACGTATCTGATGCTAACCCAGAGCAAGACCAATACAACATGGGTATTGAAAGAATCGGTTCTTTAAGTGGACGTTACCAAGTGTACCGTGACCCTTATGCACCAGCATTCTCAGTAATCATCGGTCACAAAGGGAAATCATTATTGGATACTGGTTATATCTACGCACCATACGTGCCTTTACAATTAACTCCAACAATGTACAATCCATTTAACTTTGCTCCAGTTAAAGGTATCATGACACGTTACGCTAAAAAAGTGGTTAACAATAGATTCTACGGTCACGTAAGAGTTGATGGTGTGCCAACATTTAACATTAACGAATTAAGATAATTATAATCTTATATAAACTTAAAAGCTCTACAGAAATGTGGAGCTTTTTTGTTTTATAGGATATTTATCAATATGAAACTAAGTGAAATTTTTAACGAACTATTAGAAGCAAGAGTCACAATAAATGATACTGCTAATTTGGCTGTTATATTTATCAAAGATGATAACATCTTTTTGCTTATAGACACAACAACTGGTCAACCAAAAGGTTATATTTCATTTAGTCTTACACAAGGTGATGTATATGGTATTTATGGTGCTTATTCTGACAGAGGTTATGGAGCATTGTTATACGAATTAGCAATGACATATGTTTACCCAAAAGGAATTACTATGTCAGATGATTCATCAACTAGTCAAGATGCCATGAATGTATGGGAAAAATTTACAACTAGAGATGATGTTGAAAAGAAACCAATAGTTAGAACACAAAGAACTGACAAAGAAGAATGGTTCGATGATATGAGTCAAGATTTTGATGACGAAGAAAATAAAAAATGGATAGCTAGAGGTAGAGAACTACACAACACACAATTTATTTATACTCTGGGTATGAACAAATTAAACACACTTATCGCTAAAGGTGATGAATATCTTAAACAAAACCCAAAAATAGATGTTATGGGTATGGTTTATAGTTTAGAAAGATAATCAAATCATTTTATCCCACCAAGGTTTTTCATTATAATCATTTAAAGTATTTTCCAAATAGGAAATATCTAATGTCCACTCATGTTCAGAACGCATATGATATAAATTAAAAGCTTCTGCTAAATATTCCATAGCTTTATTTCTACTTATTCCATTAACTTTCATTAGTTGAGAGATAACTATTTCCGATTCACCTTTTATTTGAGCCAAACCTGGATGTTTTACTTTATGGCAGTGTGGACACAATGAAATCAACCCAGTTAGTGTTTGTATTAGAGTTTCATCGTTATATTCCCATGTTTCATGACACTCTACATTGTGGTTAAAACCTTGATTTTTACCAGTATCACCACATATTTCACATACATTACCAGCCGCTTCATAAGATTTTTTTCTTAAATAATCCCATTCTTTAGTTGATACGTTGCTTCTTACGTTGTTGTACCAAGATGTACTTGGAACTATTTCAGATGTTAATTTATACGTTTTCATAATCATCATCTTTTTCTATTTTTTCTTTTTCTTTTGCGATATAGTTTCTAATCACCTTACCTAAATCCATATCATTAGGTGTTTCTTCAACCAATTTTTTAATATCTAAATAAGTTTGGCTCACTAATTTTTTAATACACATAGTTATAAGTTTTAATTTATACAAATGTACGAATTATTTTTTTATTAAACAAGATATTTATCTATATGAAACATATTTTATTTTTACTAACATTACTTATTACTTTTAGGTCTTATACCCAAACCAATGTAATAATAAATAACACACTAACAATACCTCATGGCAATATAACTTTATATTTAGATAATGACACAACAACATTAGCTTCTAAACATGTTATAACTTATAATAATTTTAAGAATATAGGTAAATATGATAGATGTGATTGTTGGTTTCAAGAAGCTTATAAAGGAAAATATATCAAAAGTAAATTTACTAAAACTGGATTTGATTTAGGTCATTTAACACCATCTAGTATTACATCATATGATAGTGTAATAAATCGTTTTTCATTTAGCATGTTAAATGAAGCACCACAATTTGCTTATTTTAATCGTCACCCATGGAAAGAATTAGAAATGGATGTCGAGGATTCGATAGCCAAATATAAAAAAGATGCTATTATAATTACTGGTGTTATATACGATGAAAATAATAAAAAATATTTACCTAATTCAACAATAAAAATACCAACACATTATTTTAAAATATTGGTTATTAATAAAATAACCTATGTTTGGTTGGGTGTTAACGCAGATGGTAAAAAAGATTGTGTAATAACAAAAACAACGATGACAGATTTGAATAAAATATTCATAAAGAATAAAATGCCAATATTAATAAAATAAAAAAAGTCTAGAATATTCTAGACTTTTTTATTGTGTGTTAACTCGTTAATTTTATTTTATGCTTTTGTTCCGCATTGACCACAGAATTTGTGACCTTTACTTAATTTAGCACCACAGTTTGTGCAATATACTTTTACTTGGATATCCGCAACTGTATTTATTTTTTGTGATACTGGTAGCATCTTGCATTCAATTGTATGGAAAGCCCAATATTCAAACTTTTTATCCACTGTAACGACCTTTTGGTCAGAAACTGAACCTTGCTCTACTCTACCAGTTTCTATGCTCTTAGAACGACTCTTTAGCGTTCTAGAACTTCTAGTTACATCTGGCATATCCAATGATAAAGTATCGTCCATTGAATCTAGTGTTGGAATACTATTACTAGCGTTTTGGTCAAAGAAAGTATTGGATACAGAAGAAGTATATAACGCAGTAGACCCAATATGACCAGATGTATTTGTAAGGTTAACAGAATTCCCACCAATTGTGTTGTTTATGTTTCCATTCCAACCTCTAGAATTACTACTATTTATTGTTAGACTACCATAATTTGGATTGAATTTAGGTTCAATTCTTTCTCGGTAGAATTCTACTTTGAAATCACCGTTTTTTTCTATTGCTTTTTTAACTTCTTCAGAATTAGATACTTCGTAAGTATCAAATAAAAATTTTTTAGCAACATCTAAGTATCTATCCAAGAATACTCTCTGGCCAGGGTTCAATACCAAACCACCTTGTGAAATAGGATTACCATTAAGGATGATTTTAGCTAGAATAACGTCCGTTGTTGGATTGAATAATTCGATTTGGAACTCTTGTCCCTTTTGTAGATAATACGTTGGCATATCGCCCGTATTGTTGTAGACTTTAAGTCTTGATTTGTTCACAGCAATCATAGCTGTAGGCACAGATGGTGCCTCATAGTTTTTTTTGTACATTTTAATTAACTTTTAATTTTTGTTATTATTGTACTGATATCTTTGTTGCCTTGACAACTCTAAACCATTTTAAGGGTCGAGACCAATACGTGAGTTAACACATTTATAAATATATGACAAATTTTTAATTTGTCAAGTCTTTTTCATTTTTTATTGACCATCTGGTCCTTGTTCACAAACTGTTGATTGAATTTTTGTCCAATCAGTATTACCTTCGTCTGGTATACTATCACCAGACATATGACCAGTCTTAACTTGATTATCAATTGATTTCTCTTGGTGGGCCCAATCTTCTAATGGTGCTTGTATCTTTTGCCAAATTTCTTTATTTTCACCATCTTTTGAACCTAACATATGGTTTAAAAATTTAACAACAGATTTATAACTATTTTTTTCTAGCCATTCTGGTGGGACGCTCATTTGATTACAAAAATTTTGTTCATCATGGTTCATATTCTGACCATCAATCATTTGTTCATTTATTTGTTTGAAAGCATTTTTAATCATTTCAACTGAACCCAAATTTTTAAAATTACTACAAAATTCATCACCAGAACCTCCAGCACAACCAACACCTATTTTGTTCATTGATTTTAATTCTTCATATGACTTATTTAGTAAAACGCCTTTAGTACTAGTTTTACCATTTATTACAGCTTCAACTAGTCTATGGTAACCATCTAATAAATAATATTTATTATCACTACTCATAGCCACTTGCATAGGTTTATCGCTACTTCTAGAAGGTCTATTTTCTTTTATGTTTTCAATAGCCCATTCTAAATTTACTTTGTCAATCATTAATTTATTAAAAGGTATATTAATATTAACATTACCAATTAACTTTTCTGGCATACTTTCTAATAATTGTTTTCTTACTAAATTTTTTATAAAACTTTTCATATTACTGTCCTCTTCTTAAATCTACTTGGTTTACAATATCAAATTGCAACACACCTTTTAATGTTGTTACTTCTAAATTAGATGTAACTAGAACATCTAAATAATATGTGTTTGGTATAAGACTAGCAGTGTCTAATAAAAAATAGTATTGATTGTTGGCCATCTCAACTGGTTGGAAATCAATTACTGTTAATTCTGGTTTACCTTCAGTCACATATAATCTATATTTGATATCATCGATAAGTTGAGTTTGTTCAACAGTGTAAGGTATTCTAGCAGAAACAATTACTTTTCTAATATCACCACGTTTTATTCTTTCGTTGTTTTGAATACCAGAAATGCTAACAGCTGTTCTTTTAGGTAAATTATCAGATGTACCAATATTATAATAATCCATTGAATCTTTCATTACAAAATCCAATGAAATGTCTGGTCTAGAAATACCATTTATTGTGATACCAGTCCATACATCGTTATACATAACACAATCATTTGAACCATTTGATGGAACGTTTATATCGATTGAGTAAACACCTTTTGTGATGTGTTTTACTTGTGTTGGTGTATAAGCTTGGAAAAGTATACCATTATTGTCAAATACATTGACAGCTGGTTTTGTATCTAAATTTGTTGGGTCACCGCCTAGATTAACGTAAAGATAAAGTTTATTGTTTTTATCTAGATAAAAACTATTTCTATCATCTTTTATATGATTATCATAAATAGTTTCAACATAAGGTTCATAGAATGTTTGTGTGTTGTTTGTAAAGAAACCAACATATTGTGGAATCGATGTAGACAATTGTTCATAACTTCTATCGTATGCAATACCTAAACCGTGATTTGGTGCACCAGCAATAACCGCATTAACATAGCTAGTTATATCCATTTCAATGTTTTCGTTACCTTTATCAAAGTGTTGATATGTAACAGTTATAGCACTAGGCGAACCAGAGTAAACACCAGTACCACCAGACCATTCAATACCAGTTTGTGCTCTAACCCAGTTAGATGGACCAACAAAAAAAGCTGGGTCACCAAACGTCATAATTGGGACTGCGTAATCGTAACCTACACCGTTATCCCATGGTTGGTTTATTTTGAAAGCAATCAAGTTAAAAGAAGTTGTTCTAACTTTTGAACCCATACTAGTATTTAATAATTCTTTATCAAAAGCACCAGTATTTACCATTCTAAGTGTATGTCTAAGTTTAGATAAATCTGTGAATGTACCACCAGTATATAGTGATTTAAGTTTAGTTTCATCGAAGTGAAATAAAAATCTACTATATGTTTGTTGGTTTGATGAACCACCATAAAATAACTCTGTGATTGGATTTAATCCAGTGTTTACGTTTGAATTGTAAACTATAGTATTGTTTTTATCAAAATAAGTACGTATTACCATTGTTTGTTTTTATAATAAATATCTAAAAATATTAATTAATACGAATGTTTTTAGATAACATTCTTTTTTCCAAATCTTCAGCTTGTGCTTTTAACGCTGCAACGGCTTGAACATTACCAGAAGCTGATAAATCTGTTGCTGGGTTTCCGTTTCCGTTATGTACGTGTGAGAAAATCGCTTCTTTTAATAAACGTAAATAATCCAGTAAAATATCACCAAATGGTAGTTGGTGGGCTTCTTTTAAAATTTTACCTAATTCCTCATCACTAATTAAATCGTTTTGATTTATAGTGATTGTTGGTGAACCATTTTTATGTGTTAATAAATTAATTTTACTAGAAACAATATTTGTAACAGTACCAGTTTCAGTTGCATCAGAATCATCTGACATTGGAAGTTTAACACCGTTTTTAATTTGGATAAAACCTTGTGTTTTACTATTGAAAGCAATTTTATATCTATTTGTATTAGACGATTCAAATTTACCAGCTCTAATTACTACTTCATTTTCTTTTTGAGTGATATCTGTATTGAACCTACCTTGAATTGATATTTCATCTGATTTAGGGAAAACACCAATTAATTCTGGTATTATATTATATGTTGTATCATCTGTTAATACTGGTGCATTAGAGTATAATTGTCCAAATGTAAACGGTCTTAAAGGTGTTGAAGCAGCAAATTTATCTTCTTTAAGTTTATCTAATTGAGAAACAATTGGTCCAATATAAAGTCTATCAGCATGTTGTGAGTTTTTACCCAAAACAAAAATCCACACAACTTCACCTACTTTTGGTATTGCTGATAAGTGTTTAGGTAACAAAGGAAACGCCCATGGTAAATCCTCTATTGGTGCATTACCATCACCACCAACACTTGGTGAACCATTAACCCTAACTTTGATTCTACCCATACCTTCTTCGTCATAGATAGAATCAACAACACCATATTTTAAATATCTAAAATTATCTTGTAGATATGGGCTGTTTGCCATGAAAACTTTATCAGTACCGTTAGTAAAATACATATTATTCTCCTTTTAATCTTTTTAAAATTATTCTATTTGCTCGGTCAAACTGTTTTTCGATTTCGACTAATTTATCGTAATCTTGTACCATTCTTAATTTAATAGCCTCATGGTCAGCTTCCATTTGTTTTATTTCAAACAAAATTTCATTGCTAGATTTTGCTTCTAAATCATCTTTTTCTTCTTCTTTCATAATTAAATTTATCTAATTATACCGTTACCAGTAGCTATTGTTGTAGTGTAACCTTGAGCAACAACTGGTGCACCTAGATTACCAACACCAACGGTTGCAACCGAAATACCAGGTGCAATCGCAATGTTAACAACAGATTCTGTTAATACAGCATTTATTATTTCTTCAATTCTAATTAACTCCATAGCTTCTTCAACGTTAGGACCGTCAGTAAATATATCACCAACTTGTCTACCAGATTCTGATTGTCTAGATATTATTCTAGCTGCAATTGCTTGAGCTGATAATCCTGGTCTTAATGAAGCACCAACAACAATTAACGGTGGTGGTAAAGCGGTAATTGGTTCATCTGGTATTGCAAACGCAGATAAAATTAAATTCAAAACACCACTAATAGTAAAAATATCAAACATTATGCTAATCCTTTAATTGCTCTCAAAGCTGATTGTGGTATACCAACAAGGCTTAATAATTGAGTCTTTTTATTTTTATTTTTTTCAATATTTTTTTTAATAACTGCATCACCAACTAGTTTTGCAATTTTTTGTAAAGCAATCGCTAATAAAATTTTAATAACTAAACCAGCAATTCTTTTCATTATTTGTTTGAAAAGTTTTTTATTTTTTTTAATGAAATCAATAGCATCGCCAAATTTAGCATCTGGTCCATAGACTATTTTATAATTTATCAAAAATATCATAACTATTTTAGGTGATAAAACTATACCAACAATTGCTTTTATTAGATTGGTTATTATTAATTGAATGAAATTCAATTTAACCGAACCTTTATCTAGTTTAACTTTAACGTTTTTACTACTTTCATTAGCCATTTGGTCTAAACCTTTTGTTAAAGCTTCTTTTTTATCTTGTGCAGTTGTAGCTGTTGTTAATGATTCAGTAAAAGCAGTAAGTGTTGATGAAGCTACAGAACCATCGACAACTTCTGATGTTTTAACTTTGATAACACCTCTTTGTCTTTCACCAGAACGAGACTCGATAATTGAAACCTCTTCGTTGCTGAATGTGAAAAAACCATCATCACCATCAACACCACCACCACCATCTTTGGCGTTCATATCCTCATTAACCATTTTATCAACAACAGCATTTATTTTTTCCTCCATTTCTAATTGGAGTCTAGGTTTTTTAATAGTAACTGAAATTGAACCAAAAATAATATCAATAATTCTACTTACAATATTACCAGTATTAAATAACGTAAGTGAGTCAATAAAGTTATTGTTTAAATCATTGAGAGTTTTTGCGTTGTATGCTGTATTTGATACTATTGTTAAACAGTTGTTTGGTCTAGTACCCAAAGCAGTAGAATTAAACGTTATATCAAATAATCCATTACCACTTTTATCTTTCCATGTTTTGGTTTGACCGTCTTCTTGGATAACACCATATAAAAAAGTGTTGAAATCACTTGAGTTTGTTAATGGTGTTGTCACATCATTATAAAGTAAACCACCAACTTTACTAGTTGCATCTATTTTAAATAGATTTAAAAAATCTATTTTCTTAACTTCTATATCTATACCTGGTGATTTAATAAAACTAGGTAAGCTAGGGTCAACACCACAACTAACAATAGCTTTTAATTCTGTTTTTAGAGCTTTTTTAATATCTCTTTCAATCTTTTCTAATTGATGAGTTAATATATCGACAATAGCATTAACCAAAGCAATATAACCAATAAGTGATTTTATTAAATCGGTTAAAAAATTTATAGTATCAGCTTTATTATTAATAGAAGGAAATGATGAATTTTTTTTCATCTTAGGCATTCCTTCAGTTAAGGTTCTAGCAGCTGCTATATTACCAAAAACTTTTTGTTTTTTGTCTAATACTGACATAATTAATCAATTTCGTTATCTAAATCATTATCTTTTTTATCGTTTTTTAACATTTCTCTAATTGATTTAAAATCAGTTAAAGAAGCTGAACCGTGACTTCTTTCGTTGATTGTTGATTCAACATCTCCACGGTTTTTAATAATATCACTTTGTAATTTAGCTAATTCTAGTTTAATTCTAATAGCTGAATCTTTAATTTTTAAAAGACCACCTTTTTCTTTGGCAATTTTAGTTAAATCATCAACATCTGTTGGTGTAGCACTTGAAGCCAATTCATTGATTGTCTTCTGAGCATCATTTATTTGTAAACAAGCATCATTGTAGGTTTCTT